ATACCGAACCATATGGGCGGGAAATAATGAGACTTGCCCTCGCGGGTCACGCAGGCCCCGTCGCTGACTATGTGGCGCCAGAATCTGAAAGCCCGATTAGTGATTCTTCAGAAACTGATTACGAACCACGAGTTCTGTAATGGCGCTACGGCCAAAGGTGTTTTCGTTGGGCAAGCTCACAGGAACTATCTTCGACTTCGAAACTGAAGGAGATGTCCTTGCGATGCACACCCACACGGAAGACGACGTTCACATAACGGTCGTCGCGCGAGGTTCCTTTCGAGCACATGGGAACGGATGGGAACGCATCGTCAAGTCTGGTGATGTAATCGACTTTCCACCACATCAGCAGCACGAGTTTGTCGCGCTTGAAGACAAGTCAAGAATTGTTAACATCGTGAAAGGTTGACTATTAAATGGACCAACTATTTATAGATGGAAATGTAATAATATCAGTGAACTCAAAGATTAGTTAAATATTAGATAAATAAGACCAGACAACGAGGTAACATATGGCTCTCTCATTTCCAGCAACACCCGCAGACGGTAGTACATACGTATTAGGCGGAATAACATTTACTTATAGTGTAGCTTCAAATTCTTGGGTTGGAATTATTGGTAGCACAACGATTATAGCTCAAGGGGCAATTCTCGGAGACGGTACTGCAGGAACTCCTCTTACCGTATTTAATGCCACAGAAACACAAGTTGGTGTTGCCCAGATCATCACTCAACCGGAACTTGATGCTTCTATCCCGGTGAGTGCTAACGATACGGATATTTTGACCGTCAAGAAACTCTTGAACATGGCTGATCCGTTCAAGCAAGCGCTGATAGATGTTTTGTTCCCCTCGACAGTGTCTATGAACTCGATGGCCCACCTTAACGGTGTTTATGTCGGAGCGCCTGCCGCACCTGCTTCTGCCTTTAAGGCAGATCGCAGCACTGACCTCACGACGTGGACTCGGACGTGGACGGATACCGATGGAACAAGCACTGGCGCGGGTGCATATACAATTGCCGCTGGCGGGAGTGTATTTTTAGGAGCCGGGTTCGGCAGCAACCACTTCATCCGAAGCACGGACAGTGGCCTCACTTGGGTCAAGCGCAACTACTATCCGACACTGCCCAACCCCAACACCGTGCAGCAAATTTATTATGACGGCACACGGTTCGTAATTAGAACATCGAATGGCGACGATACGGCGTTCTTCACGACGACTGACGGCTCAACGATGACAACCCCAAGGGTCGGATGGACCGTCGCTCAGAACCTTGCTATGGAATTTTATGAATCTTACGACTTCGTGAAAGGCGCAACAGAGTACGTTATCGTTGGCTCGGGCGCACCTGGGTCCATTAAGATTCTAAACCAGACAACCTTTGCGCCTAACATTGCATTGCAGTTTACGACTGGGTCTACTCCGCGTTCCGTCGCATACTCGTCTTCGCTTGGGCGCTATGTGACGGTCGGTGATGCAGGTTACGTTTATACTGCACCCAACGGCGGCACAGCGTGGACACTGAGAACCTTCCCGGCACCCTATGATTTGTATCAGGTCGTTTGGGGCAACAATAAGTTCGTCGCCCGTGCTGAAGGCGGTCGCATATACGAAAGTCCTGACGGTGTTACTTGGACGTTTGCCCGCACGTTGGATGGCTCTCTCATCTTCGACGGCACTCGCTTTGTGACCAGCAACTGTGTAACCTTCACGTAGTTATAAAAACTTTGATAATTCCTGTAAAGCAAAAAAAACGGGAATTATCATCTCATACATTCAACTTTCAATAAATTGATCTTGACAGCAAATACAATTTAAATCAAATATTACTTTTTGATTACTGTAAATGCATTAAAAAGTCAAACAGAATAAATAAACTAGATGCTTAGATAAGCAAAACTATAATGGAGTACATACTCGATGGCCAATAAGATCACTCTTCAACATAAGCGCAGTTCTGTTACGGGAAATTCACCTACAGCAGGTCAAATTGCAGTTGGTGAACTTGCTATTAACTTTGCTGACAAGAAACTATTCACTAAAGATGCAAGTGGAAACATCATCGAACTTGGTGGTGGTTCAAACTGGATCGAAATAGGTTCTGATATTTATCGCAACTCAAAGATTTCTGTTGGTTCAACCGCAGCACCTTTATCTGCCATAGATGTCACTGGCACTGCTTGTCACAATGCTGTTTTAACTACTGGTGCAATAGATCTTGCATTAGGTCAAGTATTTACTGCTAATATTACTGCAACTACTTCATTTACATTTAGCAATACTCCAACAGGTAAAGCAGTTACAGTAGTGCTACATATAACTAATGGTGGTTCACAATCCGTGATATTCACAGATGTTAAGTGGCCTGGTGGTACTGCTCCTACTTTGACTGCTACTGGCACTGATGTGTTGGTATTCAACACAAATGATGGTGGTATTACATGGCGCGGTAATATCTTCGGAAAGGATATTAAGTAATGAGTTTGATGCTCGATGAAATGCTGTTGAATGGTGGTATCCCACCTATTACTAGTTTGACAAGAGTGTTGTCTGCAACTTCAACATTAGCAACAATAACTTATCCTGCGGGTATACAAGCCGGTGATCTAATCTTACTTATTGATAGAGCTGCTGGAACAACGTCTTCACTTGCTATTCCGACAGGATTTACTCAAATAAGTACAACGGCTACAGTAGCGCAAAACCTCTTTCCTTATAGAGTTACCTATAGTTATAAAATAGCAACTGGTACTGAAACTGGCAATATAACTGGCCAAGATGGTTCTACAAGCGATGCTAAAACAATGATAGTCTTTAGGGGATCTAGACCAATTTCTTCAGTTACTTCATCAGAACTTGCATTTGATCAAACTCACGTACTTACTAAATCTTTACTTTTACCAACTTCTGGTCTTCCTGCACAAACACTAGTTCTTTCTAGTATCTTTACGGGCAACACGTCTACTGTATTATCGATGACACAGACACCATCTGATTTTAACGACACTATTTCATCAACTGCATTTAGTGTGGTCGATTTTCAGTATTTTCCAAACAGTATTACTACTAACTATACAACAACGTCTACAACAAATAGCGTTCAAATTCACTTCTTAAAAGGGTTATCTTTAACTGTTACTTAGTTAAGAAGCACAACTAAAAACACTATAAATAACTCAAACCAACTTTATTCGCTAAATTGCAACGGCGATGAAAGGAAAACTAAATGTCATATATTTTAACGGATATTTCTAATAACTTAGTAACATATCCATATTCTATTGGATTGCTTCGCAGGGATAATCCATCAACTTCATTCCCAGCATCACCTACTAATGCACAACTTGCTGAATGGCTTGTTTATCCAGTCACTGAAGTTTCTCAACCAACATTCGATACTCTTCTAGAGTATGTTACAGAAGGTACACCAGTTTACTCTGATGATGAGTGGACACAGGTATGGGTTGTCAATACATATACTACTGAAGAACAAGCCGATGTTCTTTTACAGTTTCAGGAATCGGCAGCGCAAACTGCAGCTTCTTTGTTTGAACAAACTAACAAGTTTATCACACAGTCACTTACTGAAGGTCTAGAACTTCATCAAGACCTAATTGATTATCGTAGTGCTCTTGCAGATCCAACATCTCTTCCTGGGTATCCAAATAACACTACCTTCCCGACATATCCAACATCCATATTTGTTGGTGCTGGTGCTACAAAGATTGCCGCAATAGATGTTGAGACTATTACTATTACTGGCACTCTAACAATAGGTTCTACTCCTCTCAATAACGATTCTGTTGCGACAAAGGCATATGTAGACAATGCGATTACAGAACTAGTAGATAGTTCACCGACAACATTAAACACACTTAATGAACTTGCTGCTGCACTTGGAGATGATGCAAACTTTGCAACAACAGTAGCCACTCAGTTAGGTTCAAAAGCAAATTCAGCTGATGTAAATCTAGCACTTTCTACTAAGGCAAATACAACTTATGTCGATACAGAATTAGGAACAAAGTTGTCGGTAGCTGGTGATGCTATGTCTGGCCAACTAGATATGGGATCCAATGGGATCATAAGATTAGCTACACCTCAGTTGTCACAAGATGCTGCAAATAAGCAATATGTAGACGATGCTATCAACGTTGGTGACTTGATTGCTACTTTTGAAGAGGCATTGACATAATCTTACCGTGAGTTTGTGGCACGATTATCTAATAGATGATCAACTTATTATATAAACCTTCAGTTTAAATTAATATTAAGGAAAACTAATTAATGCCATTAGCAAATACAATTCAATCTTTTACTGCACGCGTTGCACAAGAGTTTAACACAGTTCGTGTAGAAATTGCAAATAATGCTTCTATTGTATACACAAAGACCGAAGTTGATAATGCACTTGATCTAAAAGCCAATACAATTTATGTTGACACTGGTCTAGGTCTAAAGGCTAATCAGTCTACAACATACACAAAGACCGAAATTGACACTATTACAACTCAGTTGACAAGAGGAGTCGATACAGTAAACGTAATTGCATCAACAGACGCTTCCGTTTACGCAGATTCTTCAGTACAACCTATGGAAGACCCACAGAATCGCAGTGGTTGGCACTTTAAAAATGCTGTCGCTGGCCAAAAAATTAACTGGTATACATATAGCAATTCAGCATTACGTTCGACTCATACTCGTGCAGCATTGACCTCAATCTGGGCTATCATAACTATATATGACGTACGTTCACGTCCATTTATTAACATCTATTCAAACCGTTTAGGTGATGGGTTAGATGCTGCATCTTGGTACCGTTCACGTTGGGTGCTCGATCAATATCCAGTTGCTCCCGTTGCAAACACCAAGTACTTCCTATATTTTGGTACTGACCCCGGTCTTTATAGCGAATTGCCACGTTTGCAAATTACTGACACCACTGATCAGTTTGATCGTGGTCCACGCAATAGTGCAGAAGTACTATCGCAAATGTCGTGGGCTACAAACTCCGCTGCACAGGTAAACGGTGAAAATTGGACAATACATGCGACCGGTGTTACAATTGCTGGCGAAGATGTATCTTCACCTTTCGTACATGTAGGTGCAACTCAAGCTGCACTTTCTTCCGGTTTAGCATTGAAAGCAAATACTGCAGACGTTTATACTCGCACAGCAACAGATAGTGCGATTTCGACAGCAGTATCACCAAAGGCTAACTCAGCTGATGTTTACACAAAGTCTGAAGTATATACAAAGACTGAAACTGACACCGCAATTTCCAATGGTATTGCAGCAGTAATTGACACAGCTCCAGGTGCTCTCAATACTCTAAACGAACTTGCAGCTGCTCTAGGTGATGATGAAAACTTTGCAACAACCGTTTCTACACAGATTGGTCTAAAGGCTGATCAGTCTACAACTTATACAAAGACTGAAGTAGATAATCTACTATCACCAATCACAACCGAACTTAGTGATCTTGGCGCTATCGATCTAGTTGCGCTATTTGAAACTAATTTAGCTGGATAATATAAATACCGGGCGGTAGGTCATAACTGGCTTGCCGTCTCGATTGAAAGGAACCCCTATGTCTTTATCGAATGATCTTTCAGCAATTACTACCAGAATAGCAACTGAATTTAATACGGTTAGAAGTGAAAAGGCTGACACCGCTAACACGATATCAGGTTATGGTATTAGTGACGCTTACACAAGGTCTGAAACGGATGCTGCTATTAGTGAAGCAACTTCTGGTTTGGCTCTAAGTAACAAGATTATAAATCTTCAAGCACCGGTTAATCCAACCACCACAGCAGTTATTGCTCCTGCTCTTTCTACCATCGGAACAACAAACGGTTATGTTATCAACCTAAGTTTTGGTAACTTTGACGAACCTGGTCCAATTGTATTCAACGAAAAGTGGCAGTTACAAGTTGAAGGCCCACCAGCAGCATCAACAACAGCTATCACCATTAAGAATGGTATCACAATCCAAAACTCTAATGGTGTTAGATTCACAAGAGTTCAAGTTGAAGGTACTTCATCTATCTCTTGTAGGGCTGGCCTTGGTCACCATTTTGAAAAAGATCAGTTTATCGGCCCACTAACTCTTGGTGGTACTGGTGGATTTATGATGTTTACCGATTGCGACTTTGCTGGTAACGTTACTATTTCACCAACATTTGCTGGTGTAGTGTATTTCATTAGATGTGCATTCTCTGGTGCATCTGCAGTTTACACATTTGGCCAATCTAGTTCTCTACAAGCAATTGTCATTGATTGCTCTGGTGTTCCAAATACTGGTTTCGTTTCTGGTGCTACACCAAAAGCTTCATATTCTGGCAGCATTCTTTACAAGAACAATTCACAAGCACAGTTCATCAACAACATTCCAGTAACAACAATTGGTGCTGCTAATAACCAAGTACTTAAGTACAATGGTGTTGCATTTGCTCCTGCCAATGATTCACTTCCATCTTGGACTACAATTTTCAGTTCTTCAAACACAGCTGGTGCAAAGGCATTGAATAGCAGTGTTTCTTGGAATACAGTTAAGTCAACATATAGAGAAGTTATGTTTGTTGGCAGAACAACGGCAAATACTGTTGGAACTACTATTGTGCCAACTGACTTGATCGTTGCTAATTATGCTTATAGCACTCCTCGTAATGATGTAGATTATGTCGTCTTTAATGGAATAACAAATTTGGCTAACGGATCATTCACAACAACATTCAATGGCACCGTTTCTGATACAATCATTTACGCAAGATAAAGGGTAGTGCTTTCGAGCACTAATAAACATATTTGAATAAATAATAATTGTTGGTGGATGAAATATTCTACCAACAATTTTCAGTAATACTTTATGCGGACATATTAATTATGAATATTGATTGGAAACCAAGATATTATTATATAATGCAAAATAAGACTTCTGGTAAAAAGTATGTAGGTCAAACAACACAAGATATTTCCAAATACCGTGGGTCTGGCCCTTATTGGACAAATCATTGTAAAAAACATGGCGGATACACTAGAGAAAACATTGAACTATTAGAATATCAGTGGTTTGAAAAAGAAGAAGATGCTAAGAAGTGGTTAGAATATATTGAAGAACATAATGGAAATTATTGGAAACTTGTCGAGTGGGCTAATCAAGTTCCAGAGAATACATTAGACAATCCATTCTACGGAAATAAATCTTATTTGTTTCGTGAAAAATACGGTGTAGATAATCCATCACAAATACCAGAAGTTGCAAAAAAGATAGGCAAAACTGGTAAAGAAACATGCCATAAAAAGTACGGTGTCTCTAACGTTTCTCAAATACCAGAAGTTATTGAAAAGCAAAAAGCTATAAAGTCATCATTAGAGTGGAAATTAACTATTGGCATTAAAAAAATAGAAAAATACAAAAATACAATGAATATTGTAAGTGACAATGGACTAACAAAAAATCAACAAAGAGCTTTAAAGACAGCTAAAACTAAAATAAAAAATGGTTCTACCACTAGAGGTAATAACCCATTTGCCAAATCGATAGAAGTAAATAGCAAAAAATATGATTGCACACGAGATGCAATAGATTCTTTAGGTGTTAGTTATTACACAATAAATAAATATATAAAAGATCCATATTCTGTGTCGAAAAAGAAAAGAGAGAAAATAGAAAATGGCAGTTCCAACAAATAAAAAAGAATTTGGTGAGTGGTGTTTAAGGAAACTTGGCGCGCCTGTCATAGAAATAAATGTCTCAGAAGAACAAGTTTCGGATCGAATTGATGAAGCTTTAAAGTATTATATGGACTATCACTACGATGGTTCTCATAAAACTTATCTAAAACATCAGATAACACAAGCAGATATCGACAATAAATGGATTCCAATTGCTGAAGAAGTTATTGGAATTGTTCGCATATTTCCGTTGTCAACAATAATGTCCACTGGTTTCTTTTCTGCAACTTATCAGTTAGCAATGGATGCTATTGGTAATCTTGGTGGTTTTAATATTGAAGGTTATTATGAGCAAAGACAAAGACTTAACGTCATGGAAGAAGTATTAGTAGGCAATGTTCCTATTAGATTTAATAGACACATGAATAAGTTGTTTATTGATGTTGATTGGTCTAAACAAACAATAGGTGATTACATAGTTGCTGAAGCTTATGCATATACAGATCCTGGTACTTATACAGATGTATGGAAAGATAAATGGTTACAAAGGTATGCTACTGAATTGATACGCGAGCAATGGGGACACAATCTTACTAAATTTGTTAATATGCAACTTCCTGGTGGTATTCAATTTAACGGCGAAGCAATACTAAGTGAAGCTAGAGAGAATCTTAAAGATTTAGAGAATGAAATGATTTCATCATATTCTATTCCCGTGGCTGATTTCATAGGATGATTGTACTTTCATGAGCACCAACTTTTTCTTTAATAACTTTACAAACTCTATGGAACAAGATTTGATTGAGAATCTTATTGTAGAGTCGATAAAGATTTATGGTCTTGATTGTTTCTATATCCCAAGAAATCCTATTAATACACGTAAGCAATTAGATTACATCTTTAATGAAACTACTGTTTCAATTTTTGATAATAACTACATGCTAGATCTTTATGTAAAGAACATAGATTCATTTGAAGGTGATGGTACATTCATGTCCAAGTTTGGTCTTGAAATAAGAGATCAAGTAACATTCTCTTGTGCTATGAGAACATTTGATTTAGAAGTTTCACAACAATCTGTACACGATCATAAGTTTGATGATGATAGACCATCTTTTAGTTCTACATTAAAGAGACCAAGAGAAGGTGATCTCATTTACTTACCACTTAATAAGAAGATTTTTGAAATTAAATTTGTAGAACATGAATCAATCTTCTATCAAATGGGAGCACTTCAGTTGTATGATTTGAAGTGTGAGTTATTCGAGTATTCAGGTGAGATAATGGATACTGGTATTCCTGAAGTGGATATTTACTATAAGAAGATGGCTGAAACTAGATTTACTGCAAATACAGAAGTATTAGATGCTTCAGACTTTATGGCTGATAACTTAAAGATTCAGCAAGACACAGATAGTTTCATTGACTTTGACGAAAAAGATCCTTTTAGTTGGAATGGAAAGATTTAATATGATAACATCTACTCCTTTTTATCATGGCACAACTAAAAGACTTATTTCAGTATTTGGAACTTTGTTAAACAATATAGTGATAGATCGCATTTCTGGAAAGAATGAATTAGAGAAAAGATTTGTAGTTCCTATTTCTTATGGTTCTGGTGATAAGTGGATTGCTAGATTGGATGCGGATCAAGAAGATCTTATGCAGACACCTGCTATTGTTCTACCTAGAATCTCATTTGAACTTATAGACATTCAGTATGATGGTACTAGAAAGTTATTCTCGCTGGATAGTTATAAGACAAATAAAGACATCTATGAGTTTCTTAGTACAAATGCACCAGCACCTTACAATTTAAACTTTACGGTTACTATTCTGACTAAATATGCTGAAGATGGTACACGTATCATAGAGCAAATCTTGCCTTGGTTTAAACCTGAATGGACATCACATGTGAAGTTGATTGACAATTTAAACTTGGTACTTGATATTCCTGTCATTTTGAATGGAGTTTCAACACAAGAACTTTATGAAGGCCAGTTTACTGAACGTAGAGCCATTCAATGGACATTAGACTTCACAATGAAAGCTTATTATTTTGGTCCTGTTGGTCCTAGGAAGATTAT